GTCTTTGCTGTTTGGATACATCATCTGGTGGTATCTCATATAACTTACTTGCAAAGTCTCTATACAAATCAGCCTTTTCAGGGTCGTCCTGATACATCTTCATACTCGATGGTACTTGCCACAGGAAATGGTTAACGCGTAGCTCGATGCCGCTCAAGTCAGCGACGACGATCTTCTTCCCAGCTGGCGCTACCAACGACGACCTTAACGCATCAGATGGTTTTGGGTCATAAGGATTTATACGTGGTAAGTTCTGTGGGTTATACCCCCAACCTGACCACCTACCAGTCGTATCAGCACCGTAATATTTTAGTGGTATTGGTACTTTCTTTTCAGGATGAGCATTAGCTGCATCCATGAATGCTTGTATACGTGTTTGTAGGATAGTTGACTTCGCGTCGAGACGTGCCGCAGCAGCTGTAGCGACGAGCGCGTTTTGGTGTCCTTGGAGGGAAAGGAATCCTTCATCCGTCTTCGCTAACGCGGGAATCTCCTTACCAGTGGTCGGGGAAATTTTAGTCGGAACGTCGACCCTTAAGGCCTCCAAGAACAGTGCAAATTTATTCGCAGAGGATAAAACTGTCAAGCACTCTTGAGCCGCTTCTTCATCAGACATATGTCTCTTTTTGATACCCATAACCTCGGAAGCCTCAACTAGTAGCGCCTGTTTTCTTGCACTTTCATCTGCTAACGTGTTAACTAATAGTTCCATGTTGATACTAAACTGAGGTTCTACAAGCATACGGATTGTCATATCGATAAGCCTAACCTCGTCCTTGCGTGTGCGAGTGATGAGTCGTGCAAGAAGTCCGTAGCACTGATCGACGTCGTCGGCGTTGTATTTCTGCATCTCAGCAACCTCTTGCTCAGTAAAATCAGCAAGTCGTTTGCCTTTGGTTGCAACTAACGCAGATTGATCTTTTACCCCCAACTTGTAATGCTCGACAAGTTTCGCCAATGATAACCCCACGTCTTTCGCGTGGATAGGTCTAGCCATTGCGAGTGTACACCCCCACAACTTTGGTTTTATACCAAGTCGCCATGATAAGATCATAGCGTCGAACCCTGACATGTTGTGTCCGACCAACCAATACTCTGACCAATCTGTGTTGTCGCAGATGTCACGTACCTGCTGCTCCCCGAACACGACGACAGTCGGCTCGTTACCAAACTTAAAGGCACAAGAGATTATCTCTGTGTCAGGGTGCATACAGTATGCAATAGGTGACATCTTGGTAAGCGAGTGACCAACTGCCCAATAGGTTTCTAGGTCAACTATCGCTATCTTCATTTTTTGTTTTCCTCCTAGCATTTGCACCAAATCTAAGTATTCGTTCTAAATCTACCTCCTGTAGCTCACACTCATAAGCAATACCTATGTACGCCATCGTATCGACGTAGTGATCTTTCTTGAGTGGGCTTGTACGCTTACGAGCAAGT